GGCGGGTGGGTCTCGCGTGTGCAGTCGCGAAATGAAAAGTAAAAATTGGGAAGGAGGGATGCCCTGTGGCAGGAAGAAAACCAAAGCCAACAGCTGTAAAAAAGCTGGAAGGTAATCCGGGTAAGAGAAAACTGAATGAAAATGAGCCAATGCCGGTTAAGGGGATGCCTACATGTCCGTCATGGCTGCTTCCAGAAGCGAAAGCAGAGTGGGAGCGTCTTGCAAATCAACTTTCAGAAATGGGAGTTCTGACAGAGGTAGACAGAACTGCATTTGCAGCTTACTGTCAGTCCTACGCAAGATGGAAGGAAGCCCAGAGTCATATTGATGAATCTGGTTCAACTTATGAAACTGAAAATGGTATGAGAAGACCTGATCCGTGGGTCAGCATCAGTAATACAGAACAGAGACTGATGATGTCCGCTGCATCTGAATTTGGTCTGACACCTTCTGCCAGATCCAGAATCATGGCAGCTTCCGGTGTGAATAAGGATGATGTGGATGAGATGGAGGCATTACTTGGGGGTGATTCTTAATGGCAAAGGAAACGAGGCCTAAGGATTATCCGAAACTTAAGAATTATAAGCCCACAAGATTTATGCTTCCGACTTCTCATTATGATAAGGCGAAAGCAGACAGGGCAGTAACCTTTATTGAAAATCTTTGCCATACCAAAGGTAAGTGGTCAGGTACAAGGTTCTGGCTATTACCCTGGCAGGAGCAGTTGATCAGAGATATCTTTGGTATTGTAAAGCCCGATGGGAACAGACAATTTAGAACAGCCTTCGTAGAGATATGTAAGAAGGTAGGTAAGAGCGAATTGGCAGCAGCTATCGCTCTTTATTTATTGTATGCGGACAATGAACCAAGTGCAGAAGTATATGGTGCCGCAGCTGATAGGCAGCAGGCATCCATTGTATTTGATGTTGCACGTCAGATGGTTGAGATGTCACCTGCTCTGATGAAGAGAAGTAAGCTGATGTCAGCCACAAAACGAATTGTTAATTATGGCAATGCAGGCTTCTATCAGGTGTTGTCAGCGGAAGTTGGAAGTAAACATGGTTTTTCGATTTCGGGACTTGTGTTCGATGAAATCCATACACAGCCGAATCGCCAGTTATACGATGTATTAACCAAATACAGTTCTGATGCACGTCAGAATCCGCTTCATTTCATTATCACTACTGCCGGGAATGACAGACATTCAATAGCTTTTGAGTTACATACCAAGGCGGTTGACATTCTGGAAGGTAGGCGTGTAGATCCGACTTTTTATCCTGTGGTCTATGGCTTAAAGGATGATGAGGATTGGGAGGATGAAGCAAACTGGTACAAGGTAAATCCGTCACTTGGATATACAGTTGATATTGAAAGACTGAGGGATGCTTACCGTGAGGCAAAGCAAAATCCGGCTGATGAAATTACTTTTAAGTGGCTTCGTATGAATATGTGGGTATCAAGTACAACATCATGGATTCCGGATGCAATCTTTATGAAGGGTAATGAGCCTATTGATATGAGATTGTTAGAAGGAAGAGATTGTTATGCCGGTCTCGATTTATCCAGTACAGGCGATATTACAGCTCTGGTACTGATGTTTCCGCCAAGAGATGTAGATGAGAAATATATTTTGATTCCATTTTTCTGGGTGCCGGAAGAAACCATTCCACAGAGGGTTAAGGCAAATTCGGTTCCTTATGATGTGTGGGAGAAACAAGGGCATTTGTTAGCTACAGAAGGAAATGTGATTCACTATGATTTTATAGAAAAATTCATCTGTGATTTGGCTGAAAAGTATCACATTTTAGAGATTGCAGTGGACAGATGGAATGCAACTCACATGATACAGAATCTGGAAGATGCGGGATTTACGATGGTGCCATTTGGACAGGGCTTTGCCAGCATGAGTACACCGACCAAGGAATTCTACAGATTACTGATGGAAGGTCAGATTGTTCATGCAGGACATCCGGTGCTTAGGTGGATGGCTGGTAACGTTGTAATCGAGACAGATGCTGCGGAAAATATTAAGGTGACCAAGGCTAAGTCAAAGGAAAAGATTGATGGAATTGTTGCTTCCATTATGGCTCTGGACAGATGCCTCAGAAATGAGGGTCAGCAGCAAGGAAGTGTATATGATACGAGAGGTATTTTACTTCTCTGATGAAAGGATGGTTATATGGGATTTTTGAATAATATCAGCAGTATATTCCGTGGAAGGGATGCCCCTGAGAACAGAACGGCAGGCAGTGCTTACAGCTTTTTCATGGGACAGAGTTCTGCAGGGAAATATGTGAGTGAAAGGTCTGCAATGCAGATGACAGCGGTATATTCCTGTGTAAGGATTTTGTCGGAGGCTGTGGCAAGCTTACCGATTCATGTATACAGATATAACAGCAGCGGTGGGAAAGAGAAGGCTCTGGATCATCCGTTGTATTTTTTACTCCATGATGAACCTAATCCGGAGATGACTTCATTCGCATTTAGGGAGACGTTGATGACACATCTGCTTCTCTTTGGAAATGCCTATGCTCAGATCATCAGAAATGGTAAGGGAGAAATTGTTGGGCTTTATCCATTGATGCCTGATAGGATGACTGTTAATCGTGATGAGAACGGAAAAATCTATTACCAATATCAGAAAAGCTCTGATGATGCACATACGATGCATGGTCAGCTGGTGACATTAAATCCAAGGGATGTGCTTCATATACCTGGTTTGGGGTTTGATGGGTTGGTAGGTTACAGTCCTATTGCTATGGCAAAGAACGCTATTGGTCTTGCTATTGCAGCTGAGGAATATGGCAGTAAGTTTTATGCCAATGGTGCTGCACCTTCTGGTGTATTGGAACATCCAGGAACACTTAAAGATCCAGCAAAAGTCAGAGATTCTTGGAATGCAGCTTTTGGTGGTTCATCCAATAGTCATAAGGTAGCTGTATTGGAAGAGGGACTTAAGTACACACCTATTTCCATCAGCCCGAATGAAGCACAGTTTTTGGAAACAAGAAAATTTCAGATCAATGAGATAGCTCGAATTTTCAGAGTACCGCCACATATGGTGGGTGACCTTGAAAAATCGAGCTTTTCTAATATTGAGCAGCAGAGCCTAGAGTTCGTTAAGTATACGCTTGATCCTTGGGTTTCAAGGTGGGAGCAGAATATGATGCGAGCATTATTTTCTGCTGATGAGAAATCCACTTACTTTATCAAGTTCAATGTGGATGGTCTTTTGAGAGGTGATTATCAGAGCCGTATGAACGGTTATGCCATTGGAAGACAGAATGGTTGGATGAGTGCCAATGATATTCGAGAACTTGAAAACTTAGATCGTATTCCGGCAGAGCTTGGTGGTGATCTGTATCTGATAAACGGTAACCTTTGCAAGCTTCAAGATGCAGGAATATTTGCAACAAACGGAAAGGGGGAAGAGTCCAATGAAACAGAAGAAGTTCTGGAAATGGGTGAATCAGGAACAGACAACACCGGAAACTCCGGCAGAGAGAGTCCTGGAACTAAACGGAACAATCGCAGAAGATAGCTGGTTTGATGATGATATCACTCCACAGATGTTCCACGATGAATTATTTGCAGGAAGTGGACCAGTAACCGTCTGGCTGAATAGTCCCGGTGGCGACTGCATTGCCGCAAGTCGTATCTATTCCATGCTTATGGATTACAAGGGAGATGTGACAGTCAAGATTGATGGTATTGCTGCATCAGCTGCTTCGGTTATCGCAATGGCAGGTACTGTAGTGCTCATGGCTCCTACAGCTTTAATGATGATCCATAATCCTGCAACAGCAGCTTTTGGTGACCATGTGGATATGGAAAAGGCAATTGAGCTTCTGGATGAAGTGAAGGAAAGCATTATCAATGCCTATGAGATTCGTACAGGACTTCCAAGAAAGCAGCTATCCAAAATGATGGATGGTACTACTTGGATGAATGCCAAGAAAGCTGTGGAGCTTGGTTTTGCGGATGGTCTTTTACAGGATGAAAAAACTGTAGATGACATGGAGGCTTATGAGTTTTCCAGCAATGCGGTAGAAAAGACACTTATTAATAAAATTTCGGCTAAAGCAAAATTGCCTGAGTCGGAAAAGAAGGAAACTACAGGTCGCTTGGTTACAGACTTAAAAGCGAACCTGATGTCAATTAAAAATTATTTATAGGAGGACACAACGATGAATATTGTGGAAATGCGTGAGAAACGTGCAAACCTTTGGAAGAGCATGGAAGCCTTCCTTGATACCAGACGTGACAGCAAGGGCTGTCTTTCAGCAGAAGATGATGCTACATATGCTCGTATGGAAGCTGATCTTCAGAACATGACAAATGAGATTCACAGATTAGAGCGCAGGGATGCGATTGAGGCAGAACTTTCCAAGCCTGTGAATACTCCGATTCAGGAAAAGCCTCAGAATGCAACCGGTATTGATACCAAGGTTGGCAGAGCATCCGATGCCTACCGTGAGGAATTTGGAAAGATGCTTCGTCAGAAGAATTATGTTTCCAATGTTCTTTCAACCACACCTGGATCTGATGGCGGTTATATTTGCTCTACAGAGTTTGAGCGTAAGATTGTAGATACTCTTAAGGAACTGAATGTAATGCGCAGAATCTGTAAGGTAATCACTACTCAGAATGACCGCAAGATTCCTGTTGCAGCTACACATTCTGTAGCAAACTGGACAGCTGAAAATGCAGCATTTACTGAGAGTAATCCTACATTCGACCAGAAAGAAATCGATGCATTTAAGCTTACAGACCTTATTAAGGTTTCAACCGAACTCTTAGAGGACAGCATGTTTGACCTTGAGGATTATATCGCAAGTGAATTTGCATATGCATTTGGCGTTGCAGAAGAGCAGGCGTTCTGTGTTGGTACAGGTGTAGGTCAGCCTACCGGACTTTTCACTGCTAAAGGAGCACCTGTTGGTGTTACAGCTGCAAGTGCAACTGCTATTACGACAGATGAGGTTATCAGCCTTATTTATGCACTTAAGGCTCCTTACCGTAAGAATGCAAAGTTCCTTATGAATGATGCAACAGTATCTGCACTTCGTAAGCTTAAGGATGGCAATGGCCAGTATCTCTGGCAGCCTTCTGTTCAGGCAGGACAGCCTGATAAGCTGCTTGGTTACGATATCGAGACAAGTCCATATGCGCCTATTATGGCAGCAGGAGCTCTTACGATTGCCTTTGGTGATTTTAAGAACTACTGGATTGCAGATAGAACTGGTCGTACTGTTCAGCGTCTTAATGAGCTTTACAGTACCAATGGTCAGGTAGGATTTGTTTCTACTGAGCGTGTTGACGGTAAGATTATTCTTCCTGAGGGAATTCAGCTTCTTAAGATGAAGGCTGGTTCAGGATCCTAAGGATAACTGAAATTAAGGGCGGTGCTGTAATGGCATCGCCTGATTTTATGAGGTGATGTTTGATGGCAGTGGTTACTTTAGACGAAATGAAGAATTATCTGAGGGTGGACTTTGATGACGATGATGCACTGCTTGAAGGCATTATTGTAGAGAGTCAGCAGATATGTATGGATATTGCAAGGTTTACAGATCTTGAGGAATTTGAAAAACAGCCTGTGAGTAAGATTGCTGTTATGTATGCAGTGGCTTATTTGTATGAGCATCGTGAGGATGCAGACCATAAGGCACTGACACTTGGACTTAGAGCTTTGCTATTTGGAATTAGAAGGCCGAGCTTTTGATGGGAGGGATTGCTTTGAATGTGTCATTGATGAATGAAAAAGTAACCTTCCAGAAGAATACTGTGATTACAGATTCTATCGGAAATCATAAAAATGCCTGGGAAGATTTCTACACCTGCTATGCCACGATTGGTGGTGAAGGTATGGCAAGCTCAAAGGAAAAGGAAGAAGCAGGAACTATTATTGAAGATACTGGAATGACAGTAACAATTCGTTATTGTAGGAAGGCATCCGAGATTGGTTCTACTACTCACAGGATTATTTTCAGGGATGAGATTTATGATATCACGAATGTGGATCATATGAATTTTAAGAAGAAGTGCTTGAAATTCAGCTGTAGGAAAGTGAGGCGATAGCATGGCAGGAGATAGATGCAGTATTGATCAGATGGCACACGTCATCATGGAAGGACTGCAGGAATACGCTGACTTAGCTACCGAAGACTTAAAGGCAGCTGTGAAGAAAGCGGGAGATTCTGCAAAGAAGGATGTACAGGCAAATGCCCCTGTAAAGACCGGTGCGTATAAAAAGAGTTGGGCGACCAAGACAGTCAGAGAGAATGCAAATGCGATGGAGATTGTGGTTTATTCCAGAAATCGATATCAATTAGCACACCTCTTGGAATTTGGTCATGCCAAGCGTGGTGGTGGAAGAACAAGAGCTTTCCCACATATTGCACCAGCCGAAGCAAGGGCAGCAGAAATGCTGGAAAAAGAGGTGGAGGCGGCACTGAAATGACAATGGAAGAACTTGTGGCGGTGCTTGATAGGACAGGCATTCCTTTTGCTTATGATCACTTTGCAGAGGGAGAGAGTCCTGAGCCACCGTTTATATGTTACCTGCTTCCAGGCAGTGATAATTTTGCTGCTGATGGCAGGGTGTATTTTAAGATCAGTCAGGTCAGAATTGAACTTTACACTGATCTAAAAGATTTATCCGTAGAGAAAATGGTAGAGGATGTCCTGGATGAAGAGGGAATCTTCTATGACAAGACAGAGGTTTGGATCCAGAGTGAAAAGCTGTATGAGGTGCTTTATTCATTCGAGGTTCCTATTACAGAAATGGAGGATTTGTAAGATGGCGAACAATAAAGTCAAATTTAATCTTAAAAATGCTCACTACGCAATGCTTAAGGTGAATGAAGAAGGTGTTGTATCCTTTGAAACACCTGTAGCTTTGCCTGGTGCAGTATCAATTTCTCTGGATGCCAATGGTGAACCGGAGAATTTTTACGCTGATGGTATGGCGTATTACGTTATCAATAACAATATGGGTTATGACGGTGATTTAGAACTGGCAATGATTCCAGAGAGCTTTAGAATTTCAGCATTAAATGAGGTGCTTGATGATAACAAGGTGCTTATTGAAAATGCGGATTCTGAATTAAATGCTTTTGCATTGCTTTTCGAGTTTGATGGAGATGTAAGACACATCAGACATGTACTTTATAACTGTTCTGCTTCAAGACCAGGTATTGAGGGCAAGACAAATGAAGAGAGTAGAGAGGTACAGACTGAAACTCTTACCATCAAAGCAACACCACTTCCTTCCGGAGTAGTTAAAGCTAAGACTGGTAATGAGACAGACAGTACCGTGTACACCGACTGGTATAAGGCGGTTTATATGCCGACACTTACTGGTGTAAACACAGCAGAGTAAATATGTTGACAGATCTCAGGGCTGGGGCAGAAATGTCCCGGCTCTTTTGATCAGCGCAGAAAGCGAGGATTTGAATTATGAGTATGGTAAAAAATATCGAAATTGATGGAAAACAGGTGCCATTTAGAGCAAGTGCTGCAATTCCAAGAATCTACAGAATCAAATTCCAGAGAGATATCTACAAGGATTTGGCTTCTTTGGAAAAGGCAATTGGAGATAGTACAGAAGAGGTTAGCAATCTGGATTTATTCTCATTGGAAATGTTTGAGAATATCGCATATGTGATGGCAAAACATGCAGATCCCAATATCCCAGATACACCAGAAGAGTGGCTGGATGCGTTTAATACATTTTCTATTTATCAGGTGCTTCCAAAGATTATTGAGCTTTGGGGATTAAATGTCAGAACGGATGCTGAGGCTAAAAAAAACTTCGTGCAACAGACCGTCCGATGACAACACCGTTATTTATGCTTCGATGCGTTCAGCTGGGAATTTCTATCAGAGATCTTGACCTGCTGACCATCGGATTAATCAATGACATGTATATTGAAAGCAATAATGATCATGATGCTGACAAGCATTATCACACACTGGCATCTCAGGAGGATTTTGATCGCTTCTGATGGTGCCTTTTTATTTGAGGAGGCAGGGTATGGCAGCCAATAGGATCAAGGGTATCACCATCGAAATTGGCGGCGATACCACCAAGTTACAGACAGCTCTTAAGGGTGTGAATACAGAAATTCGAAACACCCAAAAAGAACTGAAAGACGTTGAAAAGCTTCTGAAATTAGACCCAGGCAATACAGAATTGTTGGCTCAGAAACATAAATTATTAGGACAGGCTGTTGAAGAGACAAAGAATAAGCTGGAAACATTAAAGACTGCGGCTGAACAGGCTGAAAAGGCTCTGGAAGATGGAACGATTTCAAAGGATCAGTATGACGCTCTGCAAAGAGAGATTATCGAAACAGAGCAGGAATTGAAAAGACTGGAAGAACAAGCTAATCAGTCTGCCACAGCCATGCAGAAAATATCTGCCACTGGTGAGAAGCTTCAGGAAGTAGGCGGCAAGGTAGAGGGTGCTGGTAAAAAGTTATTGCCGGTTACAGGAGCTGTTACTGCTGTTGGAGCGGCTGCCGTAAAGACCGCTGCAGATTTTGAATCATCCATGAGTAAGGTGGCTGCGGTATCGGGAGCCAGTGGGTCAGAACTGGATGCGTTATCAGCAAAAGCCAGAGAGATGGGTTCTAAGACAAAATTCTCTGCAAGTGAAGCTGCGGAAGCTATGAATTACATGGCAATGGCTGGTTGGAAAACTGAGGATATGTTATCAGGTCTTGATGGTGTCATGAACCTGGCAGCTGCATCTGGTGAAGATCTTGGTACAACCTCAGATATTGTAACAGATGCACTTACTGCGTTTGGCCTTTCGGCAGGAGATTCCGGACATTTTGCAGATGTACTTGCAGCGGCTTCAAGTAATGCCAACACAAATGTATCTATGATGGGTGAGACCTTTAAGTATGCGGCTCCTATTGCCGGTGCTTTGGGTTTCTCTGTGGAAGATACCGCAGAGGCAATTGGTCTTATGGCAAATGCAGGTATCAAGTCTACACAGGCTGGTACCTCACTTCGTACTATCATGACCAATCTTTCCGGAGATGTGAAAATCTGCGGAGCAAATATTGGAGAGGTTACAGTTGCTACAACAAATGCAGATGGATCCATGAGAGATTTATCAGATATCTTGGCAGATTGTAGAGTAGCATTTTCAGGTTTATCAGAATCTGAGAAAGCGACTGCTGCAGAATCCTTGGTTGGTAAGAATGCAATGTCAGGCTTCTTGGCACTTATGAATGCCGGTGAGGGGGATATCAATAAGCTTTCAGGAGCAATCAATAATTGTGATGGTGCTGCAGAGAACATGGCTAACACTATGAATGATAATCTGGAAGGTCAGCTTACTATCCTAAAATCAGCATTGGAAGAGCTTGCAATATCCTTTGGTCAGATTCTATTACCGGCAATTAAGAATATTGTGGAATGGATTCAGGGTTTTGTAAATATTCTCAATAGTATGCCAGATGGCATGAAACAGACCATTGTAACCATTGCTCTTGTAGCAGCGGCTTTGGGACCGGTACTTATTATTGTCGGAAAAGTGATATCTGCCGTGGGTACGATTATGACGATTGTACCGAAGGTGGCTGGTGTCATTAAGACAGTTCAGGGAGCATTTGCAGCACTCAACACTACAATGCTGGCAAATCCAATTGTTCTTATCATTGCGGCGATTGCAGCATTGGTAGCAGCATTTATTTATCTTTGGAATACCAATGAGGAATTCAGACAGTTCTGGATTGACCTCTGGGAAAATATCAAAGAGATTGCCATTGCAGTCTGGGAAGCTTTGAAGGCATTTTTCTCAGCAGCATGGGAAGCTATTAAAACTACAGCTGAGACCATATGGAATGCCATTGCAGGATTCTTTACAGGACTTTGGGATGGTATTAAAAACACATTTACAACAGTTGTGAATGCAATCAGCACGTTTTTGTCTACCATGTGGAATACAATCAAGTCTGTGGCAGAAACTGTGTGGAATGCAATTTCTACATTTTTCACTACGATATGGAATGGTATCAAGACGGTGGTGACTACGGTTGTTACAGCGATCAGTACATTCCTGACAACTGCATGGAATACGATAAAGACAACGATTACGACAGTACTTAATGCTATTAAGTCAGTATTTCAGACTATCTGGAATGGAATCAAGACAGCGATTACCACGGTAGTGAATGGAATCAAGACTACAATCACTAATGTTTGGAGTACAATCAAGAGCACCGTAACCAGTGTAGTGAATGCAATTAAGACTACTGTGACAGGTGCATTTACTACAATGTGGAATGGAATCAAGTCTACGATTACTGGTATTTACAATACTATAAAAGGTGGATTTGATAAAGCGGTTGGATTTATTACTGGGCTTGCATCATCAGCTTTCAATTGGGGCAAGGATATCATCATGGGTATTGTGAATGGTATCAAATCCTGTATCGGTGCAGTGGGTGATGCTGTAAGTTCTGTGGCTGAGAAGATTAAATCATTTTTACACTTCTCAGTCCCTGATGAAGGACCGCTTACAGATTTTGAGAGCTGGATGCCTGATTTCATGTCAGGACTGGCTAAAGGTATTGAAAAGAGTAAGAGCATGGTCACAGATGCGGTCAGCGGTCTTGCAGCTGATATGGTTATCAATCCTCAGTTCAATGCAGGTCAGATGGCTATGGCAGGTGGTGGCTCTGTATCAGCTACCGAGCTATCCTCGTTAGTTGGTGCAATTAAGGAAGCTGTTGGCAGTGTATCTGGAAACAGTGGTGACATCGTTATCCCTGTTTACCTTGGTGGCACGATGCTTGATGAAGTAATTGTAAATGCAGGACAGAGAGCAAATCTAAGAAGTGGAGGAAGATAGAACTATGGCATTTTTTCAATATTTGAATTTTGATGGCGTAAATCTTCCTCTGCCAGATGATTATGAAGTTAGTATGGAAGATAAGGAAGCGGATTCTGGTGGAGAGACTGAGGCAGGTACTATTCAAAGAGATGTGGTGAGAGCTGGTGTTGTTACAATATCCGTTTCTTTTTCAGTAACACAAAAATGGCTAAGAATCCTGACAGGATTTAAACAGCAGTCAAAGATTTTAGTGAGCTTCTTTGATCCTGATATTGCAGATGTAAGGCAGACAGAGATGTATGTGGAAGGGTTTAAGGCGAAACTAAAAAAGGATACCAGCTACAAGGGGCTGTGGATCGTATCTTTTACATTAAAAGAATTATAGTTTGAAAGAAGGTGGTTTCTTGTACCCGGTAAGTGAAGCGTTCCTGCAGGCGGTGCAGGAAAATACCAGAAGGCAGAAGTGGTCTGGACGTATTACTACCACTTCTGGAAAAAAGTATGAATTTACAGATAAGGATATTGTAAAAGGCAGTGGCTATATTACCAGACAGTGCTGTGGATCCACAGAGATTGAACTTGGTTCTGTATATGCAGCAGAGATGGGGATTACGCTTTTTCTTGATGTTAACCGCTATACCTTGGAAGAGGGAATCGTGGAATTGTTTTATTCCATAAAGCTTTCTGATGGTTCCTGGGAAACAATCCCAATGGGAATCTATGAGATTTCAGAAGCTAATCGAAATATCAAGACTATAGAAATCAAAGCCTATGATTACATACTTCGATTTGAAAAAACTGCTGCGACAGAGAGCTCCAGTGCATATCCATATGATTTTTTGAGTTATGCCTGTGATAAGTGCAAGGTTGAACTGGCGCATACACAGGAAGAGATTGAAGCAATGCCGAATGGCATGGAGCTACTTGGTATTTATCCTGATGGAAATATTGAGACTTACAGGGATTTGATATTTTATGTGGCTCAGGTGCTTGGCAAGGTTTGTCAGATTAACCGAAAGGGGCAGCTGGAACTTATTTCTTATGGAAATACGCCAGTGATGACAGTTGAGGCAAAACATAGATTTTCCAGTTCCTATTCTGATTTTAGAACCAGATATACAGCGGTCTATTCTACCAATGAGGTGGAAGCAAAATCAGAATATTATTGTCTGGAACCGGATGACGGACTGACTATGAACCTGGGAATTAATCCTTTGTTACAGTATGGGCTGCAGAATACAAGAGAGGTACTGATTACAAATATTCTAAATGCTATTGCAGTTGTAGATTATGTACCTTTTGATTCAAGCACCATCGGAAATCCGGCACTGGATCCGATGGATGTGGTGAGATTTACAGGTGGTCATGCAGATGCAAATGCCATCAGCTGTATTACCAGTATTACTTATAAGATTCATGGAAAGCACGCACTGAAAGGTGTTGGTAAGAATCCTCTGCTTTCATCTGCAAAGAGTAAGGCTGATAAAAATATCATTGGTCTTTTGAATCAGGTGGAAACAAGTAAGTATGTGGTATGTGCCTATGAGAATGCAGCACCACTTACGGTAGGAAGCGAACCTGTCAGAATTATAGATGTAACTTTTGCGTCTATAGAATCTACCAGCGTTCTGTTCATCGGAAATGTAAATTGTGTTGTTGAGGCGGATGAAGAAACTGTTCAGAAGGAATACAAAGCAGGGCATCAGGTGCCTACAGTCGAGAGTATCATTGCAAAGGCTGTGGCAGAAGCAAAGGAATTAGAAGAGATTCCGGATATTGAATATGAAACTATAGAAGATGAAGTGACCATACCGATTATCCAAAAGGCAGACCCGGTGGTCACTTTTATTTATAAAGTAGATGATAATCTGATAGCTGATTATGAACCAAAGCAGAAATTACATGATGGGGAGAACATCTTATCACTTCTATATCCGATCAGTGGTCTTGGAGCCAACAGTGCAAAACGACTGGAAGTGTATATGACAGTAGATGGCGGTAAGATATCTTTTGCTCCTGCAAACTGTAAGGCGGTGGTTGCCGGTAGTGGTATTGCAAGTGGCTATACCGAGTGGGACGGAAAGATTCTTGTTGAGGAATATGTGGATGTTTATAAGATGGGTGATAATTCCGTGAAGCTGATTAAGTTCACTGAATCACTTAATGTTTCTACGATGAGGGAAACAATCCACGGATTTACTGATGCAGTTTCATTGTTCCGTTTAGATAGCAGAATGAATCTGATTGGTCTTACGGATCAAGTTCAGATAGACTAGGAGGCTTTAATGATAAAGGGAAAGACGATTATAGAATTGAAGGATGTTCATACTGGAGAAGTAGAGGTGATCGAAGAAGAGAATATGGTCACCAATGCTTTACAGTATATCTTTAACCCAATGGGATATGTGAAGGCTGCTGATCCAATGTACACAACAGAGTATGTGTATTATTATCAGACTTTGACAGGTGGATTGCTCCTTCTTAACAAAGCTATTGAGGAAAAAGCGGATAATGTAAATCTGCCGGGCGATGTGGAGCAGACTGGATGTGCTGTTTATGGAAAGCAGAATTCATCAGATAAAACTTTGCGAGGCAATTATAATGCAACGGAATCAGAGATTGATCTTGAGAATCGAAGAGTAAAATACGTGTACGATTTTAGCACTGCAGAAGGGAATGGCACAATTGCTTGTGTAGCACTTACTCATGCGTTGGGAGGATATAGCAACAGAGGTTTGGATGAACCACCTGTCAGAGAACTATTGCCATATTATAAAAATATTGGTGCAGGTCTGCTGCGTTATACAGGCTCAAACAGTGGAATGAATGGAACCGACAGAACTTATGGTTATACTTCTTACGGTACGGGCTTAAGATGGATTATAAAAATTGATGCAACAAATGACAGCGTGTATTATTTTTCTATTGCAAGTACAACATCCATCAAGATATTAAGATACAGAGCCAATATTAATACCGTATCGCTGTTTGACAGACCTGGTGCTGCAAGAACACTTTTAGAAGAAACTGAGATCACATTCACACAGGCACTTAATCAGCAGTATTTCGCGTACAATTACGAAGAAGAGACTGACAAGCTTTATATTATGTCTGGCACGTCGTATTCGATTTCAAGTAATGCGACTTATTTGATTACAGAAATCGATATGGCAAATAACTTTGCGGTTAAGCAGTATTCTATGATCAATAAGATCGGAAGCAGCATGAGACTTTGTTATGAGAAAAATAACTCATTCTGTTACAGAGGTTTTATTTACTTCATTAATTATGGTTATAACATGAAGTATTACATTTATCGTCAGGAGATAGGTAACTCTGCAAATTTACAGAGAATTGAAAGAGATATACGTCAGTGCGAACCTACAATGGCAAGAAATGGAAGATTATATTTTGAAAGGGCCAGTACGTACTCTGGAAGTTATGCTTTGTATATCATCAATACAGATGATTTTACAATGAAGGAACCAGAGTCATACAATCTCTACGATGGTAGTGCTAGACAGTATGTACCAGTTTTTGGTTATCCATTAACTTATTACTTGACTTGTGGCTCCAGTGCAGGAACCTTTGCAATCAGGACAGATTATTTAGCAACCATCAATAATCTCAGTTCTCCGGTTGTAAAGACGGCGGATAAGACCATGAAGGTAACATATATCCTGCTGGAGCAGTAAAACTTAATAATCTAACTTTGAGACTAAGCAGTTGCTTTGGAGAAATCTAAGGTGGCTGCTTTTTCTATACAAAAAATTTAAGGAGGGTAAGGCGATGGTAGATGTATTTTGTGCATTTATTGCAGCAGTTGCAACTGTTCTTTGTGCCTGGATTGCCAAGTGTAATGCAGATACAGAAAAGAAGAGAAAGGCAGCTGAAAAGAGGACGGAAGAACTGAATACTGAGAGGGCAAAGGAAGCAAGACTGCAGATGGATATGATTGCTGCAAATTCTAAATTGACCGTAGGTGTGGCGATGGCTTTAAAACATGGACATGCCAATGGCGAGGTAGAGGAAGGCCTTGCGGCAGTAAAGACAGCCAATGAGAAGTATTCAAAATTTTTAGCGGACATAGCAATCAACCATATGAATAAGGAGGGCGAATAGCATGAAGAAGATTGATTGGATTAAGAAATTGACATCACGTAAATTTTGGACAGCAGTTGGATCATTTGTATCACTTATGATCGTGGCACTTGGAGGTTCCGAGGAAGTAGCTGTTCAGGCTGTGGCAATTATTATGGCAGGAGCTACAGTAGTTGCTTACATCATTGGAGAAGGTCTTGTAGATTCTTCCTTTACAGAATCAGATGGTTCTAAAGAGGAAGATGTAGGAGAGGATGGTGAATAGTTATGGGATATACAAACAGCCCGCTTGTGGCATATACAAAGCTTAGTCCGAACCATTCAGGATTAAGAAATCATAAGATAGACAGAATATCACCGCACTGTGTTGTGGGCCAGTGTACAGCAGAAGGCTTGGGGGATTGGTTTTTTAAATCATCCACCCAGGCCTCTTCTAATTACGGCATTGATAAGGGTGGCAGAATAGGCATGTATGTAGAAGAGAAGAACCGTTCCTGGTGTACTTCCAGCAATGCTAATGACCAGAGAGCGGTTACCATTGAATGTGCTTCCGGTACGGTAGAGCCTTATGCAATGAATGAAGTTGTTTATGACAGACTGATTGACCTTTGTACTGATATCTGTAAGAGAAATGGTAAGAAGAAACTGCTATGGTTTGGCGATAAGGATAAGAGCCTTAATTATGAGCCAAAGGACGATGAAATGCTTATCACTGTTCACAGATGGTTTGCTAATAAGAGTTGCCCAGGCAACTGGCTTTACGCAAGACTTGGGGATTTGGCAGCAAAGGTTACAGCAAAACTTGGTGGTGGAAATGCAGAAGTGATTCCATCAGGAATGCAGGCTAGAGAGTTTCAGAATCTCACTGAGGCTCAGGTGGTTGCAAAGGTAGGCGCACTCTTTACCGCTGATCAGAAGAAGAGCGGCATCCTGGCATCTGTATCTATGGCTCAGTTTATTTTGGAAAGCGGCTATGGAAAATCAGAATTGGCTCAGGGTGCGAATAACTGCTTTGGTATGAAGAAATCTATTTCAGCAAATACCTGGAGCGGTTCTACTTGGGATGGCAGCTCTGTTTATACCAAGAAGACTCAGGAACGGAATGCTGATGGAAGTTATGTGACCATTACGGCTGATTTCAGAAGATATAGTTGCGTGGAAGATTCCATTGCTGACCACAGTGCTTATCTGCTTGGTGCAAAGAATGGCAGCAAGCTCAGATACGAGGGATTAAAGGGCTGTACCGATTATAAGAAGGCTGCACAGATCATCAAGGATGGCGGTTATGCGACTTCATTAACCTATGTCGATAAGCTGTGTAACATTATCGAGAGATGGAAATTGACTCAGTACGATGTGGCAGGCGAGGCTTCGGATGTGGTGAAGTATTACAGGGTCAGAAAAACATGGTCTGATACTGCATCACAGCTTGGAGCATACACTGTGCTTGCCAATGCAAAAGCTATGGCAGACAAGCATCCAGGATATGAGGTTTACGATTGGAATGGAAAGCAGGTTTATCCAGAACCGGTAGTAAAAACTGAAAATGGCATGACGAATGCAGATTGTCCATTCTTAGTTAGAGTAAGCATTCCAGACCTTAATATCCGCAAGGGAAACGGCACCAATACTGCCAAGACAGGTAAAACAACGGGCATTGGCACTTTTACAATTGTAGAGGTTAAGGAAGGAAAGGGTTCCGATAAGGGCTGGGGAAAGCTGAAATCCGGAGCTGGTTTTATTTCGCTAGACTATTGCAGTCGTGTATGAGTAGAGGGGGCAAGTATCTATGGACGGTAAATATAAAAAGGTTCCGGTCAATGTGGAGGATGTGTTCATTGATCCAGATACCTCAAAGGACAAGAGAATACAGGCATTTGTAAGTCAGGTCAAGAATCCTTATTTACTCAAAATCGATGGCGTAGTGGTGGAGATGGAATATGCTGCAGAAGGAGCCACAATGAGGGATGTCGTAGAGCTTGCCTGCAGCCTGTAATCAGCCAGAAAATATTTTTTAAAAAGGGGCTTTTCAAAACTAGCGATACATGGTACTATGTATATGGACTAACAAGCGAAGCCCCTTTACATGGCTGTGGTTAATAAATGTAAAGGTGGTATTCGATATGAAAAAACAGAAAAAGCAATTCTTTAAGGCCGCTTTGTATTTGCGTCTGTCAAATCAGAATATCAAAGACAATTCTGATGAATCTGATAGTATCGTAAACCAAGAGGCTCTCTTACGTGCGTATCTTAATGCACACCCGGATATCGAGATCAAGTTCGTGTTCAAAGACGATGGATGGTCTGGTGTTAATTTTAATCGTCCGGGCTTTCAGAAAATGATGCAGAAAATCTATGATGGTGAGGTTGACTGTGTAGTCGTAAAGGATATGAGTCGATTAGGCAGAAACCATACTGAGACAGGAAAGTACATTACTAGAGTATTTCCTGCTTTTGGCGTGCGCTTCATTGCAGTCAATGACCATGTGGATAGTGCAGAATCCAATTCAGATTCCGACAACATTATTATCCCCTTTAAAGGTCTTTTAAATGACAGTTATTCCAGAGATATATCTATGAAAGTGCGTTCTGCCAAAGCTGTGAAAAATGCTGCAGGAGATTTCGGTGGTGGTTTTAAACCATATGGATATGAGATAGATCCGGAAAATGAAAACCACTATATTATCGACAAGGAAGCATCGGATGTTGTTAAGCGCATTTTTGGCTGGACATTTGATGGTATGGGTAGTACGGAGATTGTTCGCAGACTCAATACATTGCATATCCTTCCACCCTCAGAGCATAAGAAAAAGAATTCCGGAAAGAAATATGTTCCAGCTGATACTAAGTGGAATATCTATCAGATTTACAGAATCCTTAGAAATGATGTATATACCGGCACACTTCGTTTGGGAAAGACCACTACTCCAAATTATAAGGTAAAAAAGATTATAAATGTGCCTGAGGAAGATCAGTATGTGTTTGAAAATGCTCACGAGCCTATCATTTCAAGACAGGAGTTTGAACTTATGCAGGATGTGCTTTCGAGGGATACAAGGGTTAATTCTAATGGTGGAAAGAACTCTTATGTATATCCGCTTACTGGTTATATTTATTGTGCTGACTGTGGCAGCAGTATGGTAGTTAAGACTGTTACATCCAAGGGACATCAGTATAAGTATTACGTTTGTGGGGAGAACAAGAGAAATAAAAATATCTGCGATTCCCATAGTGTTCAGCTTGATACGATGAATCAGTTGGTACTCAAAGCTTTGAATACTCATTTGAAGGTACTTTTTGAAGCAGAAGCTTCCATTGATGAAAGAAATATGGATGTGCTGGTACAGCCTCAGATTGAGAAAATTCAGATAAAAATTGGTCACATTTTGGAAGAGAAGTATAAGGTCAATGAATTTGTTAAAGGCCTCTATCGAGACTACAAGGATGGAATCCTAACCGAAGAGGAATATACTGAACTCAAGGCTGATTATCAGAAGCAGATGGACGAATTACAGGAAGATGCAGCCAGACTTGAAATGGAGAAGAATTCCAGAGTTGATGCAGAAATGGCTAATATGTACTGGGTGAAAAAGTATAAAAAGGCAGGAATGCTGACAGAACTTACACGCAGGGATGTGATCACATTTATTGATCGTATCGAGATCAAAGATGCAGAGCATATTAAAATTCGTTTCCGTTTTGGGGATGAATATAAATCTATCTTAAGAAAGCAGAAAAAAGAATATGAGCAGGAAGGAGCGGTTGTAAATGGCTAGAAAATCAAGAAAAACTTATCGTGAAAATTTATACGCTGAGCAGGCTTTGGTTGAACCAATTGTTGAAAGCGTAAAGGTACCAACTGTTCTTTACTGTAGGCTTTCAAAAGCTGATGAAATCACAGGAAGAGAGTCTATGACAAGTCAGCTTGATATCTTAAGACAGTTTGCTGCAAATATGGAAGAGTTGGAAGTTGTAGAAGAATTTTTAGATGATGGCTTTTCCGGTACCAATTATAACAGACCACATTATGAGAAAATGATGGATGGTGTAAGGGATGGCATTTATAAATGTATCATCGTTAAGGACTTAAGCCGCCTGGGACGAAGCTATCTGGAAACAAGTGATTTGCTGGAAATGGAGCTGCCTTTGTGTGGATGCAGGTTTATTTCTGTAAATGACCGTATTGATACAGATGTGACTCCTATTGATACTATTCTGGTAGGGCTTAAGAATATTATCAATCAGAAATTTGCAGAGGATATCTCCAAGAAAATCAAAACACAGTTTAGGGAACGTGCGAAAAAGGGAGAAATGCTTGGTGGACCTGTACCCTATGGATATATGAGAAATCCAGAAGATAAAGGATATTTTCTCATAGATGAAGAGGCAGCAGAAGTTGTGCGCCATGTCTTTGAATTAAAAATTTGCGGTATGAATGATGCTGAGATCGCTAGAACCTTGGATGCAGAGGGAATCATAACACCAAAGCAGTATCATGATCTGAAAATGAAGGGTGTAGAGCCAACAGAACAGAAGCACTGGAATCCGGATACAATAAGAACCATGACGATGAATCAGGTATATCTTGGTCATATATTCCATGGGAAATTCAAGGAAAAGCAGTTTATCGGACAGAAGGATAGAAAAAATAAGCGCAAAGACTGGGTGTTATATGAGAATGTAAATCCGGCTATTATCTCACAGGAAACATTCGATAAGGCAATGGAAGCCAGAGACCTTTTATACAGAGGGGAGCTAAAACGATGGAACAAAAAATAGCATTTTACCTTAGAAGCTCCATGGAGCAGAATGAGAAGCTGAGAAACAGCAACAATCCCGATGAATCGGATACCATTGCTAATCAGAGAAAATTGCTGTATAAAGTAGCTTTGACCAAGGGTTTTGATAAAGAGCAGATTGTTGAGTATGTAGATGATGGTCATACTGGTGTTAATTTTGACAGACCGGCGTTTAAACAGCTGATAGCAGATGTGGATAATGGACTGGTAGCTGTTGTGATGGTTAAGGACTTTTCCAGACTGGGAAGAGATTATATTGGTGTAGGAGAATATGTGGAGCAGTATTTCCCGGCAAGGGATGTGCGCATTATTTCCATCAATGATGACTGGGACAGTGATGAACATGTGGGAGAGACCTTGGAACTGGATGCGTCTTTCCGTACCATGATCTATGATATGTACAGCAAGGATTTGTCAGCTAAGAGAAAATCGGCGAACCAGGCAAGACATAAAAGCGGTATTTTTATCGGAGCTTCTGTGCCATTTGGATATAAAAAGGATCCAGATGATATTCATCAGTATGTAGTGGATGAAGTGACAGCTCCTATTGTAAAGAGAGTATTTCAAATGTTCCTTGCAGGTGAGAAGATTGGAAATATCGCAAAGGTATTTAATGATGAAGGAGTAATATCACCTGCGAGAGCAAAGGAAGAGCTGCATTCCTACGAGGCTGTAACAAAAAATGCGGATTTATGGACTTCCAGAGCAGTCGGTGTGATTCTCAGAAATGAGTTATATACAGGTACGCTAATACTGAACCGCTATTCTATCAAAGAGTTAAAATCCAATGTTTGCGTAAAAAATGATGAATCTGAATGGGTGAAATTTCCTAATAGTCATGAGGCCATTATCAGTATGGAAGATTTTAATAAGGCTCAGAAGCGTCTTAGCAGAAGTAAGGCAGGCACCGCTCCATCTACCGATAGAAAGGCAATGCCACTGTATTGCGGTCACTGTGGTTTGAAGCTTCGATCTACTACAAGAAATGAGGGTACGTGCATCTGCCATACTGGTAATATGACGCCTTATGAGCCATGCGGTCAGATACAGGTTCGTAAAATAGCAATTCAGAGTGTCATGGTAAAGGCAATCAATATACAGGCAAAAATCCTATTGGATGAAGCAAAGAATAATAAAACTACATCAAAAGAACTTAGGATGCTTCAGAAAACTTTTGCTCAGCTGGAAGCAGAAAAGCAGGGCTACCGTGATGAACGTATGAATCTTTATAAGGATTTCAAGGCTGGCAGGATAGAGCGTGATAAATTTTTGGAAAGAAAGGCTGAGGTATTAAAGCAGGAAGAAGAGTGCTTGGCTGAATATGAGGTTATACAGTCGAAGATAAAAAAATTGCAGCATAAGCAGGAACACATTCAGGCAGGGACAGAGGCTTTTCGTGAGTATTCGCTTTTATCAGAATATGATTATGATGTGGTAAATCATTTGATTTCCAGAGTGGAGTGCTTCAATGATGGTCATATCAAGATTGCTTGGAATTTCAAGTCTGAATTTAAAGGAGCAGAGCCGGTAGAAGAGGATGTGAATGATACACCTGCCGAAAAGAGCAGGGTGGCAGTATATACATCGGATTTGTGGATGATGCCACAGGATAGCGATTACACGATTTCCAAAAGAAATGCTTCAAATTATTGTGTTAAGAAGCTGACGATTTCGGAAGAGAATATTACTTTTTATCATGATGATAAAGCGGACGATGGTGTTTATTTTAGGGAAGGCTATATGAAATTCATAGATGAAGGAAGACGTGGAGCAGTAGAGGCTCTGGTGATAGACAGCTTTAAGGATTTATACCTGGCACACCAAGACCTTGAAAATCTGATCCGTTTTATCATTCCAAAGCTGCCTTGCCGTTTTATTTCAGTATCAGATGGATTTGATTCTGCTACAGCTGATGATAATAAGTATCAGGAAATGTATGATTCCTATAAACATGTACGCCAGGGCGATATTATGAAGTATCGAACGATAGAGCGAAAAGAAGGTAAAAGGGTTGCGGCAACTATGAGATATCCGCAATGCCCGATGCTCTATGGCTATCATACAAGAGAGGACGGAAGCTATGCTGATAAAGATGTGATTGCTCTAATCCAGCAGATTTATGATAAAGTCCTAGAAATTAAGAAGCTTAGTAAGGTGGCACGATGGCTTAACGAGCAGGGGATATCTACTTCTCAGGCATTTCTGAATGAAGAGGGTTATGACAGACCTGAGCGTGTTAAAAAATGGAATGCAGAAAAGCTGTGGGGTGTCACCAAGCAGGAAGGATATGTCAGCTACTGCAAGTATTATGACAGGTGCAAAGAGCTGGGAAAACACTGCGACAGGAAGCCTATTGTTGATCAGAAAATCTTTGACGAAGTCAATGAAAAATATGTATATCGTAAAAATAGATAACTGAATAAGAGTGGATCGGTTTGGGAGCCTGCGGGCTCCCTTTTTTTCGTTTGTGGACGGTCGGATATTGTTAGATATTACCAAATAGAAATGGTATAATGTACCTTATAGGAATTATTATAAGGAGTTCAATGACGATAACAGACTGTCAATCTGGGCTAATACAAGTTTTCTCTTATTTGCCGGGAGTTCATAAATCTTGGTAACAAGCTCATTTGTGAGTGGTTCATCTTCGTTACTGATGATTCCTGCGAGCAGGTTATTGGCAGAAGCTTCAAGTACTTCTGCTATGGTAATAAATGTCTTGAGCTGTGGTGTTTTATTGCCCAACTCTATTTGACGGAAATAATTGGCTGAAAGATTGCATTGTTCAGCTGCCTGATCCTGTGTTAGTCCTTTTGCAATTCTGTATTTTCTAATGTTAGAACCTAATGTCTTTGAATCCATATCGTGATTCCTCCCCATCGCTATTTGGTATAAACCATCACAAATAGAATATATTAGAGCTTCTATTTGGGAGAAGTTGCTGATTGGTATTATTTTATTACCGAATAGAGATGGATATTCGCTGGGAAGGAGGTGAAGACAATTTGGAACAAAGCGAAAACATATCAACAGAAGAGGTAGAAGGGTTGTTTGAAGAGGATCCTGAAAGGAAAAATGCTGTTGTTGTCAGACGTGCTCAAAAGAAAAAGCGTGTTATCAATAATGATAAAAAATATGACGTACAGGTGATCCCGGCAACGGTGGGTGTTACACCGGAAGGAGAAAATGCACCTATCAGGCGGTGTGCTGCATATTGTAGGGTTAGTACCGATCAGGAGGCTCAATCCAGTAGTTATGAGCTGCAGTGTAAGCATTATACGGAATACATCGAATCAAGGGATGATTTGGTGTTGGTGAAGGTGTATGCGGATGAGGGGCTTAGTGGTACCCAGATGAAGCACAGAGATCAGTTCCTGCAGATGGTCGCTGACTGTGAGGCAGGAATGATAGATCTGGTTTTGACGAAATCACTTAGCAGATTTTCAAGAAATGTGGTGGACTGCTTGAGTACGATTAGAAAGTTGAAGGCACTAAATCCACCGGTGGAAGTATTTTTTGAAAAGGAAAATCTGTCATCGCTGGACGATAAGACGGATATGGTGCTGGCAATGATGGCATCCATTGCCCAGGAAGAGTCCAGAAGCATTTCTGCCAATATCAGCTGGGCTATCAGAAAACGTATGGAAAACGGCACACAGAAGATTCCTACAGCGTGTCTGCTTGGTTATGCAACAGATGAAGATGGAAACATGGTCATCGTTGAAGAGGAAGCCAAGATTGTAAAATATATCTACAAAAATTTCATTTTGGGTATTCATCCGAACGTAATCGCAGAAAAACTGAATAAGCAGGGAAGTACCACCGTACTTGGAAATCCATGGACTGGTATGAGCGTCAGGAATATTCTGCAGAACGAGAAATATTGCGGTGACGTTCTGATGCAAAAGACTTTCACAGACAGCTATCTTACCCACAAGGTCAAGAAAAATAATGGTGAAAGGCAGCAGTTTTTCATAGCGGATCATCATGATGCCATTGTTTCCAGGGAAGTCTGGGACAAGGCGAAAACTCTTCTGGAAAAGATGAACTATAAGAACTGGAAGAGACAATCTCAACAGAGATTGATTCCGTTGGCAGCAGGGCTGTTGGCCGGATATATTCCAATCAGTCCATTTTGGAAAGAGGTATCAGTTGCAAGACTGGAAAATGCAACAACCAAGTTCAGAGAAGGTGTCGGCGGTCAGCTGGTAGAGCTGGTGCCAGAAAAAGAAACAAGAGAAGAAAGCGAGGATTTTATTATGTCAGAGATTTTAGAGGGATTTGAAGTAATTGATACAGAAGTAGGGAGAAGCGATTCTGTCATGACGGTAATGGGGAACATGTTAAAATTCAATAAGCCCACAGCAGCAGAACTTATGTATCCGGCATTTGTGAGAGCTCTTATTGATGTGACGAATAAAAAGGTGGCTGTGCAGGTATGTACAGAGAAGACCAAGTGTTCCATGCCGTTCAGCAAGCCTGAGAATCAGCAGAGCTACGCCATCACACTTAAGAATCCTGCGGTAGTAGTGGCAGTAAGAAAGCTTCTGCCAGATCTCAGTCCGGATGATGCACTTACATTCAAGGGACAGCTCTTTGCAGAGGATAAGGTGATAATCTATGATTTGACAAAGGGAGAGCCTATCAAGCGTAGAAATCGCAAGAAGGCTGAGGGTACACCTGATCAGGATTCGGACACCAAGGCAGAAGAATAGATTCTGGGATAACGGACAATAGAATAGGCAAACAGATATTTGACCTGTTAGGAGTGGGTATTGCTCCTGATGGGTCTATTTTTTTACAAAAAAATCTGGCAGAGAACAAGTCCCCACCAGATTCCGCACTTTGATTGTGCCTTTCCTCAAAAAATATCTTAACACAGAATTGATGATTTATAAAGCAGAAAATACAAAAACCACCAGATTTTATGGCTAGGCTGATTGTAACACTAACCATGAATCTGGTGGAACTTTTGATTGATTGTTTACCCATGGACATTTTATCACAGCTTAAGTGTTTGTGCCACAGGGAATGTGTGTATCTTAAAACATGTTGAAGTGGATTAAGGTTGGATTGAATGTGGATTCGCTGAGAATCATATGTGGATTGAGTTTAGAACTTAAATCGGGAACATGGAGAGGGAAATGTTGTGAAGGATTTTTTTGAGGTGGATTTTGTCAAAATTGGAACTGGATTCGATGATTTTTATATTTTTATTCGCTTTTAAAATTCTGCTTATGAGCCTTCTTTGAGTTTTCAGCAGAAATTTTGAGACGAATGCAACCATAATTTTTGATGAATCCACAGGCTCAGCATTCGTGAATCCACTTGGTTTGTCCTATTATGTATGGCTTATGGGTGATATGTCAACAAAGGATTTTTCCTTGAAAATCAAGGATTTGAAGGTCTTGGAAGTGGCTATTTTCTTAATGATTTTTGGGTGGATTGAGGGTGTGTTCTTAAATTTGAAATTCTTACTTGACAAAGGGTGATGAACTTCCTGAAGCATTTAATATTTTAAAAGGTGATATATAGAATGGTATATCCTTTATTCAGGGTTCTGTTAAGGACAAAATGACTGAAAAGAAATATATCGATACTCTCTCTGATTATCTAGCAAGACAAAACAGTATAATGGGC